CGTATTTAGTCGCCAAGGCGGTTTTATCTGCTTTCACAAGCAGAGCGTTGTAAACCGTACCGCTTGTGAGATAACACGGGCTGTTATTTTTTGGTTCGCTGTCGAACGGCATTGAATTGAGCTTTCGGGCAATACTCTTGTCTGTTTTATCAAGCCTTGCTCCAAGTGAATTCTGACCGCCTCTTGCGTTCTCGACTTCCTTTGTGATTTCCACAATAGAGCTGGCGCCCGGAAAAGCTTTACTGTCATCGTTGATTACGCTTTTTCCAATACGCAAACAAACGGTTTCAGCAGTTATGATTTCGTCGCCTTCCATAAGCACAATGTCCATCTTACAAATGCCCGATAATGCGAGCATTGTGTCTGTGAGCGTAACTGTGACTACATTATTTTCGGTGTCAACGACTGCGGCAACGCTGTCTGCTACGATTACATCATCAACCGTAGCATTGACTTTAGCTGACATCGTGGAGGCAAGGTTAACAGTTTCACCGTTGACGGTAAACGCAAAATCAATAATGCGTGAGCCTTTATCGCCCTGTCTGACCTCTAAGATTTCGTAGTTTTTACAGCTGTTAATCTCAAGTGTCATTTTGGTATGGTTAATATTCAATGTTTTCACCTCATTTTATTATATAATCTGATAACTTTGATTTTGGCGTGCCAAGTTCGAGACTGTTCCAACGTTCAAGCACAAAATCATAGTCTGTCTTAATGATTTTCGCTTGTAAACTATCGTTTTCAGTATCGACATACACCGTATCACATAAATGCAGTCCAAGCATTTCATTAAGTGTTGGAGGATAGTCAACCTTTACATTGAGCGTAGGTGCTCCGTTTGTGTTTACGAGCTGTCCTCTTAAAACCTGTGCTTGAATATTTAGCTTTTGAATCAAGAAGTCCTTGTTCTCACCTGTGTGGGCATTAAAATCCCAGTAACCTGTTTCGTCGCCGATGTAGACCGAACCGCCATCTGAAACATCAACCGTTTTCACCTTAATTAGCTTAGATTTATGGGTTTTGAGTTCTTGCGGTTGAGAGCAGAGGATGACATTCTTGTCGTTGTATGTGTCGTGGCAAGTGGCATAAGCTGCAACGTGGGAACAGATATCATCTGAATTAAGCGTTTGCGTAAGACTGCTGATGTTACTGCCCCAACGCAAATGGCAGTTTGTAACCACCCCACGGTTTTTTAGCAACGATACATTAAAATTGTCGTATTTATATTCACCGCCGAAAACATCAACGAGTGAACCGTCTGCGCCGCCCATAAAATCTCCGAGCATGCAAGGCGTACAGAAGCCAAGCGTCATAGATGATTTTGTGGTAATATCTGATACGAATTTAAAATAATGCTCCCACAAGGTTGCCTGCGCAAACAGCGAATCACCCTCAAAATCACGACCTGTGCAAAGAATATCCCACCACTCTTTTGGAGTATGTACAACATCTGTCTGATTCTGAGTTTCAACTAAAAAATTATTGTACAGGTTATGTTTAATGTGCTTTGCTTTTACCGTGATTGATTTCTTGTCTTTGTACTGCAAATCGTAAATCTCAAAATACTGCGGTTCATCGGTTGGGTTCGGTTTTGCCTTAATGAAATACTGCGTGTCGAGCAAGTCGGCACATCTGTCCGTTGTCGATAACTCCATTTCGAGCAAATAATCGCCGTTTCGTTCCTCGGTAACTTTACCGCTGATTATTTCCGTAATCCGTCCGAGCAAATTAAATCTACTTGGGCCGATTGTTTTAAAATCCGATTTATACAACAAAGGGAACATTTTTACAATCGCCTCCAGTTCGGTTTTATTGACAATAGTGCGTTTTTATATGTCGTTACAACCATTTGATTGTCTCCAACTTTTAATTTAGGGGGAATAGTATCGTCAACAAACTTAGTTGTACCGTCTGATTTGTACGCTATATACTGCATAGTTTCGCCGTCAAGCACGGCGAAACTATAACCACCTGTGCACTTCAAATCAAGTGATTCGCCGTTTATGCTAACTTTAGCAATGGCCGTAGTGTTATTACCACTAACGTTTGTGTTAGTTACAACAATCGTCGGCAAAGATTCGTACTTTTCGGGGTTATCTAAAACAATCGGTTTATTGACCTCAAAATCAATAGTCCGCTGTCCAAGCTCTGAATACCACCACGGCTTGCGGTTGAATTTGATTTTTGTTGTAAGTAATGTTGGGAGTTCACGAACAATATCGTCAGTATTTGATATGTAAGCCTCGGTGAAATATCCGGGGTTATAAGTATCCTTGTACTTTTGGTAGCCACGATTTAAGGTCAGCCATTCAATTACGGCCCTCGCAAGGTGCTTTGCTGACAGTTCGGATAAATACGGCAAAAAGCAGATTTCGCGCTCAAATTCAACATTCTGCCACCGCCCGTTATCAAGCAAAACATCACCGTCTCTGCACGGGATTTCAACCGTTGAAACATCTCTGACGGGGATTTCGTGCTGTGGCGCTTTTGTGATACGGCCACCGAAATATGATAGCCATTTACCTCCGAAATAAAAGTTATGCATACGCTTTCTGCCTCCTTGTGACTTCATCAGCTAACCGATTGCTCATATCTTCGACAAGGCTGTCAATATCCATGTCGTTATTAATTGCAACAGAGGGAATATTGATACTGATGTTGTTAATGATATTAGTGGAATCATTTTCAAACACTGAGCCTCTGCCTTCACGCTTTGATTGACGATACTCCTCAGCCTCTTGAGCTGTGAGAACTGCCTCGCCGGCATCAAGATATGCGGCGAACTTATCGTGTGGAACATAATCAATACCGGCGCGGAAACGAGGTAAGGTTACTTCCGGAATCGGATCTATTTCCCAACCTATCATTGATGTTGCCCAGTTTACGCCTTCCAAGAGCTTGTTAATAATCCAAATAATGCCGTTGATTACATTCTCAACGAATGCAGGTATAAGGTTAAATACATTCTTGAAAATGTTAACAACACCGTTCCACGCTTGTTCCCAGTTTCCCGAAAACACACCTTTTACGAAATCTACAATTCCATTAAAAATCCCCGAAAGCGGTTCAAGAATTTTTTTGACTCCTTTAATTGCACCGCCTAAAACCTCCGAAAAGATTTGCGCCAACCATTCAACCACCGGAACAAGTGCAGGGATAAGTGTTTCAAGCATTTCACCAAGTAGGTCAAGAACCGGACGAAGAGCGTCAAAAACCAGTGAAATAACAGGCGATAACTGTTCAAGAACAGGCTGTAAAATGCCGACAATCGTGTTACATAATTCGCTTATAATTGGAATAAGAGGTGTTAAAAGGTCATTAAGGAATGTAGCTAAATCCTCTATAATCGGAGTAAGTGCCGCCAACAAGCCGTTGAGCAACACGCCAGCAAGCTGAACGAACATCTCGATTACGGGCATTAAGAGTTCTACAAGCGTACTGAATAACGGCATTATAGCCTGAATTATCTGCATGAAATACGGTAACAAGTCCTGTATAATTTGCAGTAAAGGCGGAAATAATTGTTCCACAATCTGTACGATGAGAGGGGCCAACTGCTCTATAAGCTGAGCTATAAACGGCAGTAGTTCCTCAATCAATGGCATAATCTGTTCAAGCATTGACACAATTATCGGGGCAACCTCTTCGCAGATGTTAATGAGAGCAGGTGCAAGGCTATCAGCTACACATTCAATAATCGGTGATAACCGCTCAAGCAGCTTACCGCCTAAACCAATAAGCGAATTAAGCACGGGTTCAGCGACAGCACCGATTTGCGCCATTGTATCAGACAGCTGCTGATGAGCCCTGTTAGATTCCATTACATCGCCGTTTGTTTCTTTATACTGAGCAGAGGCATCCGAATACAAGCTTGTGAGAGTTGATGTGATTAACTGCTGTCTTTCTTGTTCTGATGAGCATTTTGCAAGTTTTTCGTTGAACTCATCTTCGGACACGCCCATCCAGTTAAGAGCATCGGCAAGCGGACCTGTTACCTGTCCAACTTTTGCGGTTTCGTTTGCCGCCTCTGTCAAACCCTCAATAGGCAAGGAATCACCGAATTGACCGTAAACACCTGTGCAAATCTCTGTCCAACTTTGCAGGTCTTTTGTGGAATCGCAAAGCAATGATAAATGATTAGCCGCCTCAGTTGCCTGTCCGCTGTCGCCAACCACAGCATAGAGGTCGGAATATGTTTGCTTTGCGTCTGCCGCCGAAAATTTGTTTGTGGTGAAAGCTGTGTCAAGTTTTCCCATTTCTGTTCGGTATTCTCGGGTGCTCTCTGCGACAGCGGACAATGCTCCTACACCTGCCGCTGCTCCACCCACAAGAGCAGTTCCCCATTTAGCTACTGTTTTGATTCCGCTACCGAGTGTTGAAGCAACGCCCTTGCTTTTCTTCTCGGTCTCTGCAATGGATTTGTTTGCTTCATCGTTATTTACGAATATAGAACCGAACAATTTAAATATTTCGACAGCCATTAGCTACACCTCCTCCCACTTGTAGTTATCAAGATAGTTTTCAATCTTTTTTTCAATTTCTTCCGTATTGACCGTATCAATAATGTTTTCGGACCGTGTCGAGCCTGTTACCTTGTTAACGAAATCCGTGTACGACAAGCCTGTGAAATTTCCTACAACAGTCAAAATATAGGCTTTATAAAGCAATTCGTCATTACGGTCATTTATAGCGTTTTTGATAATTTCGACAGCATCGGAGAAAGACAACTCATGCAGTATGGCAGTATTGCCGCAACAATACTGCACGAGCATTCCATATGTTCTTACTTCAAGACTAAGGCTGAGGTAAAAAAACTCTTAATATCGTTTTCCCTGATGATTGCCTTTACATTGTCAAGAACCTCGGGGATACTTAATTTACTTACATCATCTGCCGTAATGTCGCCTCTGATATTGGCCAGCAATGAATAGAATTCCTGTTCTGTTTCTTTGCTTGAAAAAGAAGTCAACAGCGTAATCACAAATTCAAGGCCGACCGCTTCGGTGTTGACTGTTTCATCTTTACTGTTATTTTTGACAGCAATGCGATTTGCGAAGTCTGCAATTTCCTCTTTGATGTCTGCTTTTTTGATAATGCGAGCAAGAGTAAATGCGTCTTTAATGCTTAATTTTCTCATAATTATGCCTCCGTTGCTTCCGCTGTTTCCGTTTTTTCTGTCGGTCTGAAAATCTTAAACGGTGGCTTGATTTCCTCGTCCGAATCATAAGCCTCGGGTGAAAGGTTACCGTAAAACTGAGCTTCTACCTTACCGTTGTCTTTGTCGGCAATTGCAAGTGTAAGACCGTTCTCATTGAAGCCGTTGAACACCTGAATAATACACGGCTTATCCTCCCCGAGGAGACAGCCTACCCAAGTGATATTCTTAATGTAGTCACCGTCAAGAATAACATCTCTACCTGTGATTACATCGTAGCCTGCGACCTTTTCGTCTGTGCCTTTGTCGGCAATTCCAAGGCCATAAATGAAGTTCTGAGTAGTCATCTCTGCAAGCGTTGCTTTAAGATAAACTTCCCAACCGTCAACTACCGTGTCACCTTTAGTTCTTGTTTTTACGCCGTCAAATTCCAAACGGCGGAGTGTCGGCTTGGCTGAAAATTCACCGCCTTTGATTGTTACGCCAAGGCATTTACCTGCCTTTTTGGCACTTGCGTATGTGTCCGTAGCAGGAGCGTAATTTGCAAAAAACGCACCTGCATCAAGGAGCATATGGTCAGCCGTCTTAGCGTTATAACCGCTGTACGGTTTAATCTTTCGTGGCTTAACTGTTGCCATTTCAATCGTCCTCTCTTTCGTAAACCCTCAATTCAAGGGTTGTCATTATTCTGTTTATTGTTTTATCGGATTCAGCGACATACTGCCTGTCGCTGTTATTGTAGAATTTGTAATGCCGTTCACCTTGTGTATAGGTTGCCCTCGCAACATCCGAATAGATTTCATCCACAATATTGTCGATTTTCTCGGTGGTGAACCTATCGTACAGATTAAGCGTAACAAGATATTTCTTGTACGGCTCGTCGGTGTAAAGCTGTTTCAGTTCGTAAACAAGCCTCGGGAAGCCGTCACCAACCATAAAAAATGAGGGGACATACTGCGACAAAACCGCATTTAATAAATTTTTAATGCTATTCACCGCTGTATTCCCCCTCACTGATTTTTCGTTCTGCCTCTTCTGTGCCTACGGCACTGAGGTACTGTTGTTCAATTTTTATGATGTCCTTGATATTGCTTTCGGCAGCGTCGCTCAATGCTCCGATTTTTGGATATTTATTCGTGCCAATCTCTTGGTACAGTCCATAGAATCCGCCCGGCTTAAATCCTACCTGTAAGTCAGGAGTTTTTTGCTTTGAACGAACCCAATACTGCGTGTTTTTCGCTAAGCGCCCCGTCCTGCGTTTTATTTTTTGTCGTGACCGTTTACATACCAACTTGCCGACATCACGCAGAGCGGCTCGTTCAAGCTCTTTGAGCGTATATTGAATACGGTCAACATTGCTGATTATCTCAACACCGTTTTTTGTGATTTTAACTGCTTTCGGGAGTGACATTTGTTTCACCTACTACTGCCGTTAAATACAGTTCCATTCGTTCTGTATCTTTCGCCGAAAAAGTGCGGTAAATTTTGTACCGCTGACCTGCAAGAATGCAGAAGTTTTCTCCGTTGTACTCAAACTCGCTTATGTCAAGCACAATGTCGGGTTTAAATCCTGCCGCTGCAGCCTGAAAAAATTCTGATTGATTCACAGACTTTTTAACAGCGAAAACCTGCCTTTTTACTTCCTTGGTAATAAATTCACCGATATAGTTCGTTCCGCACGATTTCAGTGAAACCAAGGTAACAATACATTCACTATTCATCGTTTGCCCTCACTTTACTATATTTCAGTCTGCCTTTGATTTTCGACAAGATGATGTTATAACTGTTTGTCAGTTTATCATCAACTGTTTTTGCGTAATTTGCCTTGCAGTACACAAGTACCGCCTCTTTTATAAGTGCGTCAGGTTTTTTGAGCCAGCTTGGATGCACTCCTATGCGCTCCAAGTCAGCTAAAACAAAGTCAATGTGCTGTCGGATGTCCTCATCGAGGGCATCCGAACTAATTTTGCGAACTCTGAGTTTAGCCATTGTCAATAAATCGTCTGTTGATGACATTTAATCATCAGCCTTTCTTCACACGAACAAAGCCGTTGTATGATGCCGTATTACCGCCCACATACATTTCAGCCTTGTGTGCAATCTGTCCTGATTTAAATTTGTACTCAGTTGAGATTGACACATCCATGTCAGAAAAAACAGCAAGTTCATAGTTAAAGAACGGACCGTATGCCATGCAATACTCGCCCTTGGTTGTTCCGGGTGCCGAAACAGCTTTACAAGCTGAGTTGATGATGAACGGAACGCCGTCAATTGTACCGGAATTACCGTTGTTCTTAATATCGTAAACCTTCTTGCCGTCATCTGTACGGAGCTTTGCAAAAGCCTTGAGGTCGGCTTTGTTGAGAATAAGACCGCAAAAACCTTCAACATCTTCTTCGCCACCGTATGAGTAAATGATGTCGTCAAGGGTGGTTCCTGTGATTGCGGTTACCTCCATATCCGTGGTAGGATCAATTACCTTTGCAGGTGCATTGAAAATGCCGACAATTGAACCGGTTTCACCTGAGCCTACAAGAATCTGCTTTGAGAGCTTCTTTCTTACGGCTCTTGATGTAGAATTGCTGATTACGGCATCATAAGCCGCCGGGGCAAGTTTGCGAATTGCGTTAGGCTCTTCCGCATATGCAGTAATGTAGGTTTTATTGATATCAACATAATCGAACGTCGGTTCTGCTGTTGCCGCGTCTGAACCTTCTGTTGTGTAGTCGCCTTCACCATATGACTTTACAAAACCTCTCTGATAGCTTTCGCCACCGTCGAGAGGAACAATCTTAACCGCATCGATAAGGCTTGAAACATCATTGAATGTATCTCTGACATCTTCCGCTGTGTGATGTGGCATAGCAATTGTTGTTGTACTGATTGCCGCTTTTGGCGTTACAATCGTCTTGTTCATTCTTACTGTTTCGCCGTTTTTGAGCTTTTTGCCCCTTTTTTCTGCGAGGTTTTCAGGTGTAGGTTCCTGCTGTTCACCTTCACTTTCCTCTGCCGCTGTAGCATTTTTGACGATTTCAGCAAGCTTCTGTGCACGCTCAATTTTATCATTGATTGTGTTTGCTTCTTCAATCAATTTGTCGAGCTTTGCGTCATCACCGCTTGTTTCAGCAGCCTTTGCCTCAACAGCAATTTCTTTAAGTCTGTTTTTAAGTTCTTTGATAGTCATTACTAATCATTCTCCCTTCAAAATTCCGCTGATACACAGCGATTTTATTTTTGATGACTTTGCCGAAAGATTTTTCTCTCTTTCAGTAGTCACAACTACAAGATTTTTGGGCTGGTTTTTAAATTGAGCACTCGTGCAAGCGGCAATCTGTTTTTCCGCTGCAACATCTACCCTAAAATATTCAGCCGCCTGTTCACCGGTGAGCCAAGTTTCTGCATCAACCATTTTTGCGATTGTTTCGGTGTCAACATTATCAGCAAGATGTTCTGCGTATATATTGACAATGCTCTGCTCAATGGCATTAAGCAATTCAATTTCTTTCAACATATCGTTTGCATTACCGATAACAAAAGACCACGGTTTATGTATCATCAGAAACGCATTTTTAGGCATTACCAATTTATCACCTGCCATTGCAATAACTGATGCAATGGATGCAGCAAGACCGTCAACATAAACGGTTTTAAAGCCTGTGTGTCTTTTAATGATGTTATAGATTGCCATACCGGCAAAAACATCACCACCGCCTGAATTGATGTAGATATTCAGGTCTTTGCCTTCCTGACCTTTGAGCAACTGCTGAATGGCTTCCGGGTACTGGTCCTCATCACTCCAAGCGCTCCAACGGTCACTCACAATGTCACCGTAAAAATACAAATCCGCTGATGTTTCAGTTTCATTCCGAATGTGAAAAATTTCGTTAATGTTATTTTTAATTTGGGGCATCATTGTTCTCCTTTCCTGTCTGATATAATGACTGGTCATCAGTCTTAACATAGTTAAGGCTTACCATTCTGATATCTCCTTCTTCGCCGAGGCTCGGCATATCCATCATCTCAAGACCTTGATTGATAGTAATAAAACCACGATCAAACAACGCTTGCATAACGGTCATCTTAGTTTGTGTAGTAGCATACTGTAATTTGTTAGCAACGAAAACAATTTTATTTCCGAACCCTCTTTCGCGCTCCGAGAATATCTTATAGGTAAATTCAAGTGACAGCTTCATCGCTATGGGTTCAATTTTCGATTCGTAAAAGTTATTCCACTCAGTTTCGGAATATTCGCCTTTAATGATTTTTTCAGATACTCCGAAATAGTCATAAATGTTAGTCTTGAAAAATGAAAGCTGTGTGGTTGGAATACTTTTTGGAGTTTGATTTAATTCCTTGAATTCAAATTCCGAGCCAAGACCTGCAATGCCACCTTCATTCTCGGCGGTCATATAAGCTTCTTTCCATTCTTTGATTTTGTTTTTCAAATCTTCTTCATCAATGAAGTTGTTAAATTTCAAGTAGCCCCTGAGGTGAGCAGAATTTTTCACAATGTTTTTGATACCGTCATATGTAGTGTCAAGCATATCTACCGATGTAGCTAAATCATCGTCAGGATCACTTCCGAGGAATCGTTTTTTACCCGGACGGTCTTTCAAGTGAATTACGCAATCATAGGGAACTGTATATTCCTTGCTGTCATACGACCAGATAAACCGAAAAAATAATATACCTTCATCTTCAAAAATGCGATAATTTGTACAGATTACAGGACGAATAGCCTCAATTTCCGAGAAATCATCGTTATAGCAAATAATAGCAAAACCGTCACCGCTTATAACCGATTGATAGGCTATCTTATAAAGCCAATCTGTAGTATTCAGCTCTTTACAAGGTCGGGTTGACAGCAAACGAGCAAGACTGTCATTCTTGATTACTGTTCCGTTTGCGGAATTTCTTATAACCTGCGGTTGCAGTTTCGATACTTGTGTCGCAATTCTATCTGCAATACTGTTGATAATCTCGCTACGGCTGTTATAATTATTTCCGCTTTCACTGTGGGAAAAATTCAGGAATGCTTTAGCCGAGTGTTTAAAAAGTTTTTGAAAAATCCCCAAGTTATCCCGCCTTTCTGTTTTCTAACATTTTGCCAAGTGTTTTATAATGCTTACTTCTTACCGTAAAAGCATCAAAAACACTAACAGGTCCGTCTATGTGCAATCTGCTCTCAATTTTTACCGGTTTCTTTCGTTCATCTGAATCGTTAATTTTCACAGCGACATCAAGGAACTGTTTTTTTAGCAATTCATTGTCGCCAAAATGTATTTTGCCTTCTTTTAACAAGCCCTCGAATTCATCCATAATTGGCGAAAGGTTTGTACCTTGAAAGACATCATCAACCTTGAAACCCGATGCGTCCAAATCTTGAATTAAATACTGCGCTGAATATCTATCGTAGCCAATCATTAACGGCATTATTTTGTATTCTTTGCGAAGCATTACAAACCAATTAAACACATCGTGATAATCAACAAAATGCTGGCCACTAATGGCAATTCTTCCTTTTGCTCTATGCACTTCGTACTTTGTTTCAGGCTCATTTTCACAGGCTTTTTTGAAGCTGTCCTCGGGCATAAAGAATTGTGTAAAAATGTAGAAGTGGCCACTCTTGCAGATTATAACAGTTGCCGCCGTGAGGTCAGTTGTTCTTGACAGGTCAACACCTGCGATAGCGTAGCATTTACGAAAATCTTCTAACTTAAGAGGTTCACCGCCTGCAAGTGCAACATCTTCATATGCAAGCCAAGCAATAGAACTGTTTTGCAGGATGTTGCAATATTTACACATAAACTCAGCCTTTTTCGAGGTTGAATTTTTTGCCACAACAATTTCTTCAAGGTAATAACTTTCTGAAACTGATATTCCAAGATTGGGATTTGATTTTTTTAGTTCGTTGATGTCATCCCATTTTTGTATATTGTCAATCACATACAAAAATGGGAGTAATCTCATTTCACCTACTCCAAGTTTACCTTTGAGAAATCTTGTAGAGCGCTTGAACAGTTCGTCGTAGATTCCGTCGTTGATGTACCCGGCTGTAGTTATTGATAAAATAAGCGGTTGTTTTCGTGAGCCGAGGGCTGATTTCATTACCTCATACTGTTTCAAACCTGCTTGTCCCGGCCAAGCGGCAAGTTCATCACAAACTGTAAGATGTGGATTGAATCCGTCAGCTTTTTTGCAGTTGAATGCGACTTTTGAAATCGTCGTGTTCATCGGAATGACATAGATATCGTTCTTTCTTTTTTTCGTCATTTCTTCTGATGATAATTCTTCATCGAGTTTAACCGATTGATAAAAAGCATTATATACAAGGTCTGCTTGTGCCAATTTTGGGGCAAGACAGTAAATTTCAGCTCCGTATTCACGGTCAGCATATGCCATATATTCAGCAATTGCCGCTGCAAATAATGTCTTACCGTTCTTGCGAGCTACTACAATCAAAGTTTCATGAAACTGCCTGTTGTTAAGATTATCGACTATGCCAAAAAGACAACTTACAATAGCTTTCTGCCACAACTCAAGGTGCAACAAATCGTGTCGGCCTTTGCTGTGATGCACAAAATTCTCAATAAATTTTACAGCCTTATCAGCTTTTGATTCATCGTAAAACCATAAGCCTTTTTCAATGCCTTCAAGAACCATTGCGTAAACTTTTTTAATCCATTTTCCTACTACGATTTTTCCGCTACAAATGCGATTGTAATATTCTTGAATATAATTAACTGCCAAGCATTAACGCCTCAAGTCTTGACTGCTTTCTCTCTGATTTTTCGGGGATATAGGAAATCAAAGTGTTGATTACAGAGGTGTAAGTTCGCATATAGTCAGAATAAATTGTAACGGCAGGAATTGCCTTGCGGAATTTCTGCGAGGCATTCACCGTTGTGGTTTCAAGGCCTTGTGATTTGATGAGCCTTTGGGCTTCTAAGAGTACGCAACGAATGAAAGCCGCCTCGGAAATCAGCCTTTCAATCAATTCTCCTTTGTCGCTATTATGAGATTTTCCGTTTTCGTCAATTTCTCGATAATGCTTTTTAAAAATCTTTTTAAGTCTGTTCATTTCCTGTTTAACTGCTTTATCTGAAATTAAAAGCTCAGATGTTTTTTCATCTTCCACAAAATCACTCCTTTCACCCCCCTTCACGCACGCACACACGAGAGAGGAAAAATTAAGTCCCTCCCTTCGGTTCTCAGGGGGATATATTATTTTTTGAGGTGGGGGGGTAGTATGTTTCCTTCGTCATCGACAGAGTAGCGAGTATTATTTTTCTTTTTGCCTTTTGACATATGTTCTTTGTTGTGACAATCCTGACAGAGCAATTCGAGATTGTCGAAGTTCAGAGTTATCTTTGGATTGTTGATGTTGTCAGGATTGATGTAGCATTTGTGGTGAACTATGTCGCCTGCATTACCACAACGCTCACACACTCCGCTTTGCTTACGGAAATAAGCATCTCTGCAAGCTCTCCAAGATTGCGATAAGTAAAAAGATTTTGCATAGTCTTTCATACTCTAAGTATAAACCCTCAACTGCTTTCTCTACTGACATCTTTATTTGTGCAAGTTGTACAAATAGCCTGTGTTCAACCCTCGAAGGTTGGCACAAAGTAATCTTGCCTCTTTCAGCCAGCGCCACACAGTTCGCTCGTCCGTGTAGTTTTCAAGAGCACATCTCATTACCCTCGAATTGATTTCACCTTTTTTTAATTCTTCTGTCGGTGCAGGAAAATAAACAGCACATACAGCCTGACAGATGTAGTCTTTTCCGCTGTTCGTCAAGGCATTTAATGTGTCTATCACGGCAAGCAAGTCAAGTCGCAGTGCTTGATGCATTGTTTTGTCAGAAATGATTTGTGCTTTGCTCGGACAGCCGAGAGCAGCATATGACCTGAATTGCGCAATCGTATAATCTTTCGTTGAATCTCTCAAATTCTTGCACCTCCGAATTTCTTATGCTTGTGAGCATTGGCCAAATATGTAAAGTGAAAAGTCGCACCTGTGAAATCGTTTATCCACATTTCATCTTTGCAGAAATAATATCCCTCAGGGCAAGGCAGAGCTTCTCCTCGTTCAAGCTTTCGATATTCTCTTTTCTTGCCCTCGGTGACTTTGACTTCGGGCTTCGTTAGATTTCTTGATGTTTTTAATCTTTTCTTTCCGCTGACATCTTTGCGAATGTATTTTGCAAGGTCAGCATAATTGCCGTCTTGGTATAGCGGAGTGAAATTTATACCGTTTTTCCATGACCAGCATTCCGTTAATATTTCACGCACGCAATTCTCAATCACAATATGCAAATGCCAATTTTTTCCGAGCTTGCCACACTCACAGTATCCGATGTACTTGAACTTGATTTGTTTCTTATCTGTCCTGCGTTTGATACGCTTGAAAAAATTCGAGACAACTTTTTCAAACTCATCTTCGG